CATCATCAAAGTTTCCATTACCATATCTGCGTAATGTGAATATGTGTTAGGCACTTGTTTATCTGACCAAGTTCCAAACATACCTGTGTCATAGATTATATTATTTTTGTACATCCAACCAACAGCTTCTCTTTTAAGCATAAAATAATTAAATATAAAATTAGCTAGCTCATAAGATACTGCATTTTTTATTACCTGATATTTAAATTTCATAATGCTATGTCCGTCCCATCTTTATGTTTTGTTTGATACTTGCTTGTTGCATTTAATAAAGTTTCTGGTTCTTCATCTTGTACAATTTCTATTCTATACTCATCTATTCCAAGAATACATCCTGCAATAAATCTTCTCATCCCCATACACAAACGATACTTATCTCCATCCTTTGTACATATAAGAGGATTTATGATACCATTTTTTTCAATATCTTTTTTTAATGCCTGCCATCTTGGATTTTTAGTTTGAGACATTCTACCTTCTTCTGTTTTTAAATGATCTTCTCTAAACACTATTTTATCTTTATGAACAATCATGCAATAAATCCTTTTTGAATAAAATTAAAACTTACGGATATTCTTATATCATTAGATTTATTTGGTTCAACACAGTGCCAAAGCCATGATGGAAACATTATAATTCTACCAACAATAGGTTGAATATGCACTTCTCTCCATAAATGTTTAGGTGGTTTTCCTTTTTTTCTAGATGGCATAACCATGTGTGCTCCTGATCGTGGTTCGTTAAAAACTAAATGACCGCAATTTTCTTGAGCCTTGATATAATATACTCCACTAAAATGACTATTAGGATGTAGATGTGGTCTATTATATCCACCAGGTGGATTTATGTTAGCCCACATATTACCTATTACTGGTTCTCTTTCCAACCATTCTTGTTCGTATATTTCAAACTGCATTTTAAATAATTCATCAACTAAAGGTTTAAACACTGGCACTTGATGCATTGTAGTTGGACTATGCCAACCATTCATATTTGTTCTTATTTCTCCAGGATCTCTTTTAGACCACTCAACAACTTCTCTTGCAAAAAGATCATTATCTAAATTAACATCTTTACCATATATAGTTGTTGGAAAAAATTGTTCTATGATCATCTTAAAGGTGGACCTCCAAACCACATTACCAAAGACTTTCTAGTTCCACTTGTTATAGGAGCCACCCTATGTTTAATAAAACTTGCAAAAAATATAGCGTGCCCTTGTTTTAATTTTACTTTGTTTTGGTCTTTTTCTATTTGTAATTCTCCGCCTTGAAACTCAGACTCATGTGATAGTAAACAGGTCATAGATATTTTTCTAACAGGTGGCTCATGTGAAAACTGAAGATCAGAGTCCATGTGCCAATCGTAAAAACCACCGTGTGGATATTCTGTGTACTGCGCTTGTTCTGTAATTTGCATACCATCAAAACCAAAATGATTGTTGTTTGTTTTGTTCATAAATTTTTCTATGTCGGCATACATTTCTTTCATTTTACTAAAAGGTATCCAACTTATATGAGAAGTTCTAGTATTAGTATCTACCACTCCACCGTTTTCGTTACCCACACCAACACTTGCATTTTGTTTTGGTTCGGATCTTCCAGCTTGAATTATTTTTTGACATTGTTCTGGTGTGAATAAAGGCCCTGTTGTTTGAACAACGTATGATTTCCATTTTGGTTCAAGTATCATGTTACACCTCTATTCTTTATTGGATCAAAATTAACATCACAGTTTGCAGCTAACGTTCTTCTAGTTTCATTTGTACTATTGAAAGGGTAAACGCAGTGTCTCATGTCATATGGAAAAATAAAAAAATCTCTTACATTTAATTGAGGTTGGTAATCTATTTTTGCAAACTGACCACTAGCAGATCCTAATATTTGTAATTTACCATTTTGTGGAACTTCATCATTTGAATATTCTTTACCATAAGTTGAAGGTAAATTTAAAATCATCACAGATGATAAACCTGTAAATAGCATACCTCTATGAATATGAACTGGATTATATTCATGTGCTTTCATTTCATTTACCCATATTGAATTTAAATGTAATTCATACTCTCTTATTTTATTCCACTGTAAATAGTGATGAAAACATTGCATAAAATAATGTTTAACAATTAAAGGCAACCTATTATGATTTTTCATTTTAGATTCATCTTTACCATCATAGTATAAAGAGTGCTCACTTTCTATTTTACCAACTAACTGTTGATTAGCAGGATTTAAATTATTTTTATTATTTTCGTATAACGAATTTATAATATGAAACACTTCAAGAGGCACTTGATATTTTAATATTGACTGCCCTAAAAATACAAAATCAAAATTTTGGTTTTGCACCGAGATCATTTGTTATTTGTTCTTTCTTTTCTGTTTTGTTTTCTAACTCTCCACTAGCTTTAATTCTTTGTAAAGATCTTAACTGCCCCATAATATTAAACACTTCTGCTTCCGATGTGCCCTTAGTAATCCCTTTAGCTTTGTCTGCATACATTATACCATATGATTCTAATTGATGTTCATTAACATCTTTGTCATTGAATGACCCATCATTAAATTCTTTTTTTAATTTAGACCACATTTTAATTTCACGCATTCTATGTTTAGCAACTTTTTCCATAGATGCTTTACCAAATTTAGCTTCATCAAGATCAATTTTATATTTTTCTAATTTGTATTCGTTTCTATCTTTTGAATCTTTTTCTATTTCCTCTTCACATATCTTGTTCTCTAACCATTTTATCTTTGCTTCGTTTCTTCTGTAGTCAAATGATAAAGCCATAAGATTATCTAAATAACTAGCTTGTTCTCTCACACACTGCCAATACTTTGAAGCTTTGGTTGGGTATCTATTATCTTGTAACACAGAAAACCTTGCTTCTGTTTCTGTTCGAAACATCTGTTTCTTGGTCCATGTGTCACGAAGCTCGTCTACCATACCTTTAAACGATGACAAATCTTCTTGTGTTAATAAATTATTTA